GCTTTGGAGGGGGAGGAGGTGGAGGTGGCTTTGGTGAACCCATACACATTAACATATTAAGTAATTCTAACACTGACCTTATCTCCCTTGTAAGATGCTTCTTTTATTTCTTCTTGTTTGTCTTTAAGCCACCTTATAACTTGTTGCTGACCTATAAGTTTACATAGCTCAGGCTCACTTACCAATTTAGAGGGTAAGGAGTCTGGAAACATTTCATGTAATTCCTTAAGTAAACCATCAGTAATTATAATATGATTTAAATCTTCTGCATTTGTATATCTTGACATTTTGAAAAGTCTCCTAAAGGCATGAACTAATTACAGAACCCATGAATCACTCTACTTTACTGGACATACGCCACTCGCACATTCGTCATCCTCAAGCTCATGGATGCCTAGCGTCTTCTCCCAATCCACCTCGGAAAGTTGTGCCACATATTCTTCGTAGACTGCTTTGCTGACAACTTGTTGGGGGAGATACTCATATCCTGCCTTCTCCTCCTCAGACATACGGGGAAGAAAACTAACACCAACGTAAGAAGACCAATTAGATTTGATCCAATCAATAATAGATGGGATTTCATCTTTCGTATAAGATACAGTGATCGAGCAGTTCTGCTCAACGTAGTTATCCATAAGAAATTTGTAGCGAACCAACTGGCTAAATGCACTCTCCATATTAACATATCTTTCTTTCTCCTTTGAGTGAGGGTCTTGGCTAAATCTAATGTCCTCCCATGAAACAGGGAAAGTAACTATAACATTATGTTCATCAACAGGATTATTAACTACACGATAACCCGATTCTCTTAGCTTAGAAACAATGGGATCATTAATACTAAAGTTGACGTTGTTAAAAATATACTTACCCTCAGGTTTATGACACCCTTCTGTAGTGTCCATGATCTTACTCAGAGTGCCACTAGGTTTAATGGTAGTAACATTCTTAGGTTTCTGTGTACCTAACTCATCAGCCATAGAGTAAGCTCCATGTATAGCTATGTTCTTTAGTTTCTTAAAGTCATACTCTGATAAGTCTGGTCTTCGTACTATACCTGTAAGTCCTACACCACATAACCTGAGGTACTCATTGTTCTCATGCCAAGTACGTTGAAGAATACCATCATCTAGATTAACTAGAGTCTGCCTATAATTAGCTCTAGCTATCAGATATATAGCTCTAGCTAAACCATCACTGTCATTCTTGAACTTCCCTACGTCTACCTCAGATAGATTACAGAAGCTCTTGTTACCTAAGAGTATCTCAGCACAAGGGTTAACACCAGAGAACCACGGAGCGCGCCTTCTAGCTTCTTCACCATTAATGATTCCCGGTTCAGACCCACCTGATTCCTCCATGATCTTAAAGAATTGTTCAAGCTCAGGTTTTGTAGGCTCTCTCCAAAATACTACGGAGTTATTAGACTGACTTCTGTGTGGGGTTTCTACTAAGTTATCTTTAGACCTCGCAAATTCTTCCCACTCTGGATTGTCATAATACATGAGTGCTATCTCGGCTGACCTACGGCTACTTAGTACAGTACCTAACCAGTTCATAATATCTAAGATGTCCATTCTACTTAAGAGTGAACCTGACTTCTTATTTAAAATTTGAACGATTGCTGTGAAGGCTTTAGAGAGGGGAGCATCACCGCTGCTGATCCATCCATACCCACTGAGCCGTTGCCCTGCAGGTCTGAGCTGTGAGAGATCGAGTACGAAACTTGTAGCTTTCCCTTTGAATGCCAAAATTTTACCGATAGACTTTGCCCATGCCTCAGCGGAGTCTCCAACTGTAAGTGTCCAAGTCCCGGAATCGAAAGTCTCTTTGTTTCCTTCATGCCCTCCCTTCTTAGTTCTTCTTGAACGGATGACGTTGACATCCTTGATTGGGGATGTGAATCCCGATAGTGTTCCGACAACAGGTGTGAATCCCACGCCACATCCCTGCAACAAGAGCCATAAAGAGTCAACCACATCATGTATAGTCTCCAATTTTAAGTGAGCACAATTAAACTGACTAGCTTCCCTACGTTTAGCTACCTCAGTTCCTCCTAGCCACAATGTTCTACCGCTAACACACACCTTACGATCTAACATAAGTTGACGTAATTCTTTTAACTCATCACTGATTTCAGTATACTCAGGGGTCTCTGGTTTACCTAAAGCTCTATCCCAAAGCCACCCTTGATGATGTATCACCCTGTCTACTGTTTGCTCCCACGTTTCAAACCTCTCTCCGGTAGGGTCTAAGGGTCTATTGTATGTACGTCTAGTAATAATGTCAGCTCTTACTGATTTCATATACACTCCTCTAGTACAGGGGGTTTATAGTTTTTACCTTTCATAACTTTACCACTGTCATCTTTAGTAAATGGGAACTTACTCATGTTGCTCTTATGTACTAGGTCATAAGCTTTGTCTAAGTCCATCCCGAATGATACGGCAGTTCCTTTAATAACATAAATGACATCACACATTTCCTTTAAGAAATCTTGCATTAAAACTCTACGTTCTGTTTCATTAGAGTTTGTTTCTATTGTCATACCAACCTCAGCAAGCTCTTGAACTTCTTCAAAGATTAACTTCATCCGAAACTCAAGTAGCTCTTTGCTGAATGGTTGGTCTACTGCTAGCTCCATTTTCTCATGGAACTCTCTAACTTTATTCATCTCCTGCGTTCTCCCGATAGGTGGAACCAGTTTGTTCTTCGTCTTCAAAACCACATTCAATACCATGCAGTTCATCAAAATAACAATCATCCACCTGAACATTGTTATTAGCTATTAGATACTCTAAATGGTCACAAACTGGTGTTTCATGTGGTGTTTCAGGTATTTCATTAACTTTTTTCATTGTAATAATATTCCTTCATCATCTCTATACATTTAATGGCTTTGTTTAGGTCTTCTACACCATTCTTATCCTTGTGCCTAACCACATATTTAACTACACTTCCTACATCCATACCTAATTGATTCTCTATAATAAAAGTCCACGGATCAATCTTATACTTAGCGTAATACTTAGGTCTGATGTTGGTACTACCACCTTTCCACTGATCATTTAAACTGTACGCATCAATGTCATTGTTGTCTGTTATAGGGGATTCCATAAGATAACCTCCTCTTTTCCAAAGTTATAATCACTAGCTCGTAAGATTCTAGCTACTCTAGCTTGAGTTAACGCGTCATCTGCATCTAGTCCGGCATTAACAAACGCATCTAATACTGTCTCCCATGTTGCTCCCTTCTCTTTGAGTAATGCGTCAGCTCTTTTCTTTCCTATCCCCGGACACCCTTTGTAATTATCTACTGAGTCTCCTGTTAAAGTTTGGTGAAAGAATTGAAAGTCTGCATCCTCCTTGTTAATTTTAAGTACCTCCTCAGTATCAATATTATAATATTCACAAGGGATTGTCAACATATCTTTATCTATTGATATGATTATCGGCCTCATGTTTTTAGTATAACTGGTAGCAAGAACCCCTAAGGCATCATCAGCTTCACAATTATCGAGGACAAAAGAATTGTAAGCTTTCTTTAAAAATGTTTCTAGATGATTGTACCCTAGAGGTTTCTTACTACCTTTCCGATTAGCTTTATATTCGGGGAAAATTTTTCGTCTAAAATTATTTGTCCTGTCAGAGAAACAAATAGTAATATTTTCTTTATTCTTTACTTCAAATTTTTCTCTCCAATACTCTACAGTATTCTTAGATTGGAATTCCAATTCCTTAAGATTAGTAGCAGTAGTAACAATGTCATCATCCCATTGAACCTCTGTTTGAACTGCCCAACAAGTTCTGTATGTAAGAATGTCTCCGTCTATTAATAATTTCGTATTGCCCATTTATTCCTCCTTCTTCTGAGTGAATTTTAAAATGACAGTTTTCACAAACATATACACATTTAAATACTTCTTTAAATAGTTTCATCTTGTTCTTACCCCCAACCATTGTAAAAATGTTTCCACGTTTCCTCTTGGGGTCTACATGGTGGAAGTGTAGAGTCTTTGTTGGGTTAGTGAAGTTACAGGTCTCACAAGTAAACTCTTTTAACCAACATAAGAAAGACCTTCTAATATTATTGTTAAACTTTAAATAATTTAAACGATCTTTACCAGTGCTTTTATATGGGTTGATACCTGTCTTACCCATCATCATTTGAAAATCTTTTTCCATAAATACTATTAAAGCTTTGGTTGTCTTAATGGGTTTCAGCCCAAGTCTCTCCAATTTTCGCAGTTGCGGAAAGTGGGCAACCAAATTCAAAGAATTCCCCTGCAGTTCGGATCGCTCTCTCAGATTCTTCGGCAACGTCTTTTGCATATTTTTCTTCTACCTCGATTTGGAATTCATCATGGATATTAGCTACAAACTCATAGTCTTGACCTGCTTTCAAGCCTCTGAACTTAAGCTTCTCATCAAGTATAACTAAAGCTTTCTTCATAAGCACCGCACCTGCTGATTGAAGTAAAGTATTAAGAGCACTATGCTCTGACCTAATGTGTAGCTTCCTACCATCAAGTCCTATTAGATAGCCCCTTCTCCTGTATGTCTCCTTTACTTTGGTTGTTAATGTTTGAAGTCCAGTAACATTCTTTAGGAATCTTTGTCTTGAAGCTCTACCTGCCCTTGATCCCTTACCTAATATTAATCCTAGCTTCATGTCTCCTGCACCATAGATAAAAGCATAGAACCATGTCTTAGCAGTATCGCGATTATCTATATCCAATGCTTTCATGTTAATAGAATGGATGTCAGTAGATTTCTTTTTATCACCCGACACTGCAGCCTTAACATACTTTCCCCCATCATACCTACTCATGTAACCTGCCAATGCTCTGAGTTCAAGACCATCTGCATCTACCCCGACTAGCTTCTTACCTTTACCTACTGTGAATAGTGTCCTACACTCTTTACCATAGGGGCTATAAGAGGCCGGTACTTGTGCTATATTAGGATAGGAATGGGTACACCTACCAGTAACAGCCCCATTAGTGTTGACTCTACCATGAAGCCTCCCATCTCTCTCTAATTTAAGCCATGCGTTATCACCCTCAGCTAATTGAGACACTCTCTTACTGATTAAGAAATGTTTCTTTAGCTCTTGGCAATTCGGAAACCTAAGCTTACTTAGTATAGATTCGTTTACTTCTGGTTTCCCACTTGGAGTGAAAGAGTTAGGAAGCCACCCATATAGCTTCTGCAATCTAGACGATATGTGGTCTCTGGAATTCGGGTTGAATTCCACAGTTTTAATTTTAGTAAAAGGTGCTCCACTAGTGTAGCCTCGCTTCTTGTTATCTTTCTTTGGAGTAAACTCTCCTTCACTGACATACCAACTGCCGAATGAAGTCCGTAATTTTTCAGCCAACTTTTCTTTATCCTTAAGAAGATTAACATATAGCTCTTGTCCTTTCTTCACATTAAAGTTAAAGCCATGTTGCTCTTGTCTTGATATAATTTGTGCAAACTTGAGTTCCATTTCCATAGCATCCTGACTATATTCTTGTTCTAAGAAATGATAGTACAAGTCCATAGTAATATTTACATCTTGTTGACAATAGACTGCCATCTCATCTGAGAACTCAGACCAATCTGAGGTTTCGCCATAGTCACCTTTTAAATTACCATGCCTAATACCCCAAGCTTTAAGACTATGACTGCCCCAAAGCTTAGGCTCTAACTTTCTATTCTTAGAGTCTAATTCTTTTAGGTCAGTATGTATTAGTCTAGATAGAACTAAGGTATCAATTATCTCTGTGTTCTTACTAGGAGTCCACCCTAATACCTTCTTCAAAACTGGTAGATCATAACCAATAATGTTATGACCTATCAATCTCTCAGCGCGCTTCATGTTTTCTAAAGCATCCTCCAAGCAGTCATAAGAAGCAAACTCGTTATCATAAAACCCGGACTGATTCGCATACAACTGACCGGCCTTAGCTCCTACTACTGCTAGTCCTATGCAGTGTACTTGATCTACTGTATCTAATAGACCATTCGTTTCAATGTCAAATACGAGTTCTAAGCTCATCTTAAATCTCCGGTTGGAAAGCGTTCTTCTAAATCAGAAATCTTGCTCGTTAAGTTCACTATCGTCTTCTTCATTTGGGATTGCACATTCGCTGAGTCTACCTGACTCTGGACTATAGGATAAACAGGTTGCAACGCCTGTCGAACTTCCCTTATACCGCGCTTTGAGGACTCTAACGATAGTTTCATTCGTTCCTTGTTGATCTCGTTCAAGTCCAATAACAAAATCGCTGAGCTGAGCAATAGCTCCACTCCCTCTAAGGTCTCCGATACTGATTTGTTTACCATCCTCATGCCCCTTTCCTTGTGATGGTCTCTTTAAATGTGAGACAATAAACATTCCTACATTAAGTTCTTCTGCTAGTGATCGTAGCTTTGTCATAAGATTGTCGATAAGTCTTCGCTCGTCTCCTCCTTCGAGACCACTGACCATGATACTAATATGATCAAGCACGATCCAATCCACACCACAGCTGCGAACAAGATAACGAATACGATTGGTAAGTACATCTCCATCTAAGCTCCCCCAATGATCATAAAGAAAGAGTCTGCCAGTAGCAAAAACTCTTTCCCATATTTCCCTCAAATATTTTTCCTCTAAATTATTTTGAAGGTGGAGCATAGAATTAGCTTCAATCGACATGAAGTCCAGAGCTGCGTTCCTTACTGATTCCTCCAAAGCAAGATAACCCACTTTCTCACCTTTACTAAGTAAGTAAGACGCAATCTCTTTGACAGTAGTTGATTTACCTGCACCTGTACCTGCACAGAAGGTTACAAGCTCACCTTTTCTAGCTCCTAAAGTTTTCTTATTAAGTCCAATCCACGGATATTCGTGATCGCTAGGTTTGATTGGAGTATTCACTAGCTCCCATGTGTCTTCTCCGGCTACTATCCCATCTGGTCTAGAGATTGAGGCGTTCCAAATAGCACTAACAATACTTGACCCTTGATTAGCTACAAGGCACTCATTAGCATCTTTCTTTGGGAGTTTGGCAATCTTACATTTACCGGGAGGGAATAACTCGGAACACTGTTTTGAAGCTGTCATTCCCGGTTTATCCATATCAAACATGAGAATAATTTCTTCAAAGTTTCCTACAAGCCACTCGTAGTCCTTCTGTATGGCTTTCTTAGCTGACTTAGCTCCGTTGGGAATGGAGACAGTAGGCCACTTACAATTTTGTTGCTCTGCTACACTGAGGCAATCTATTTCACCCTCAGTAATGACTATCTTTTTACCAGTACCCCAAAGGTGTTTACCCCATAGTCCAGACACTTCGCCTAGAGTACGAAAGTCATTCCCTTGAAGTCGTACCTTCTGCCCTACTACGTTACCATGATCATCTTTAAATTCTGCAATCTGACAAGGCTTGTCATTATACTTACCAATAGAATAACCATATAATTTACAGGTCTTCTCAGAGATTTTCCTTTTGGTTAAATCTTTGTATTGTCCTTTCGGAAGTAGGTTAGTAAATTTCTTTTTAGTATCGGGATTGGATTCGGAAAGTCCATGAACCCTACGAATAGAACCGCTAGCAGGCTGATAGTAACCGCAATCCACTCCAAAACAATAACCATGTCCATCATCATACCTCGCTAAGTTATCCTTCGATCCGCATTTTGGACAAGCCTCATTTCCCACCCACTTCGATAAGCCATTCTGAGGGGATGTCCTTTCTTGCGTACTTAAACCCATACTTGTCGCACCATTGTCCATAAGTTGTCCTCGATCCTTTATAGAGTTTTTGGTTTGGGTTAGTGAATACAAACCTGATGTCTAGATCAGGATGTTGCTCTTTTATTAAAAGGTGTTTAGCTCTATCAGAGGCTAAAAACCTACCCTTAGTTTCTATGTATATTCCATATCTTTCTGCTTTTGAGATACAATCTTTTTTGTGAACTAAATAAAAATCTGGTGTATAAGTTTTTTGATTAGGTATGTAGGGAATACGCTCAGGTTCGTAGTACCACTCAACTTCGGCACTTTTTAATTGTTCACCTATCTTCGACTCTAACCCTGAGCGATACCCCCTAGCGATACCATGCTTCCAGTGCGGAGTTACTTTAATTTTCTTGTTGTCCATATAACTCACTCGCACTCAGTAAGCCCCTTAACATTGTTAAAGTAGTCTTCACAGTATAAAAATTATCAACTGGAAAAGAACCTGTATGTAATACTTGGTACAAATCTGATACAAGTCTATGGACTACCTCAGGCTTACATTCCATCAACTTCCGATACACCTCCTCTGATTCCATCTGCTTGATGTCCTCATAGCTAGGCATATTTAGAAGTCCTCCCCATCTACATCATCATCCTTGTCATTCGCACCTTGAGAGAACTCCTCGCCCCACTCAAGATCATCATTCGTGCTACCTTGATACTCAACCAAATCTAAAACTCGTACCTTACGGAGTCTTAGAGTTACTCCACCCCCACCTTGATCAAAAGGCACTGCTTGATAGGCAACCTTAATCTTTGAACCTGCACCTATCGTAGACTCAATACGCTGACCTTCTTTGTCGAGCAAGACAGGAACTTGAGTAAAATCACCCTTTCGGGATTTAACCACTGATTTCATCTTAAACTGACACACCATGTTATCAGTGTTATTTCCTTGATCATCCTTCTCAGGTTTCAAGGGGTTGTGCTTACCACCATTCATAAGAGGCTTGATTACTGCCGCAAGCTTCTTTGATTCCTCTTTAGTCATTACCAATTTAACATGATAAATGCCGTCAGCATCAAAGCGTACATCAGGCTTGTTAAGCCACGGCCATGAAGCTGTACCTACTGGTGAAACGTGCATGGGAAATTTAGTTTCTGCCATTTTATAATTCTCCTTTGATATAGTTTTCTGCACCACCGAATTCTGGAATCTTTTTTTCCTTACAATCTACTCTGATACGATCTACAATGTTCATTAATTCTGCTATTGTTCTATCCTTTCTGAGTTTATTGTTATACATACAGTTGAAAACACTACATAGAATGACACAGCGTTCAGACTTACTAAAAGGCTGTAATGCTTCAACCACCTTCATCATTCCTTGACCTACGTTTTCAATATTTACATTAGCTAAAAAAGAATTCTGCATCAAT